TAGAGGAGACAACTTTACAGAGCAACAATTTATGACCTTGCATAATTTAATTAATACAACTAAAGATATATATGGAGATGATTTAAAAATTATCGGCCACTGTGATGTTGAACCTAACAAACCAAATTGTCCTGGGTTCGATGTAGAGCAATGGGTTAAAGAAGAATTTTATGGCTAAAGGTTATTCGTCAGTTTTACTGATCTCAGATTTACATTGTCCTTGGGAACATCCAGATGCATTTGAGTTTTTAAAAGCTCTTAAAAAAAAAATTAAACCAGAATTTATATTGAACCTGGGTGATGAATGCGATGCCCATGCCCTCTCATTTCATGATACGGATAGTGATCTTATGTCGGCTGGTGATGAGCTCATAGCTACTAAAAAAAAGTTACATGAGTTAGAAAAAATATTTCCAGAGATGACATTGCTGCACTCTAATCACTCATCATTAATATACAGAAGAGCATTGAAACATGGAATGCCTAGAGCTTACTTAAAACATTACAATGAATTTTTAGAAGTTGGTAAAGGGTGGAAATGGGTAGATGATATTAATTTTAAAGTATCAGATGGATCTGAAGTATTTGCTACGCATGGTATCTCAGCAGATGGATTAAAACTTGCTATGCAATACGGAAAGAATATTGTTCAAGGTCACTTCCATTCTAAATTTAACATTCAGTATTTTTCTAATCCAGATAATTTAATATGGTCCATGTCTTGTGGATGTCTTACAAAGCAGTCCAGCCTAGCATTCCAATATGCTCGTAACTTTCGTATGAGATTTGTTATTGGTACTGGAGCTATCATTGATGGTCATCCAAAATTATTTGCAATGCAGATGGACAAGCATGGAAGATGGACCGGTAAGATTGTGTAATGGCTAAACAAAAGTTTACTCATTTTATACCAAGAGAGAAACCTAAGAAGAGAAGAGGGGTTCACACAAAATCCCAAAACAAAAATGCTAAGAGACAAAAGAAACAGACAAGATACAAAGGGCAAGGTCGAGTATGATTGATAGACTTATTTATAAATTCTTTGCCTGGATAGATGATTGTTTTAAAAAAGTAGATGATGTTTTAACATTTGATTGGCCCAACTGTAAGAAGAAAAAGAAAAAGAAATGAAATCAGTTACTATCGATAACCAAAAATATTTTTTCTTAAAATTAACTTGGGTTGATATTGTAGGTCTGAGTACACTCGAAGGTGATACAGAATTTAACAAACTTAAATGTGCTACAATAATTACTGAGGCATATCTTTATGATGTCTTTGAAGAGAACGGAAAGGAATATGTCCGAACCTTCTCATCCTACTCTTTAGATCCAGATCCAGGCTATGGAGATAGAAATGTATATCCATTAGAAGTCTTTGATAAACAGTCTCAGAAAGCCATCAGACAAGCCCGTAGAGCTATGCTCAAGGCATAGTCCGATACATCTGTCATCAAATAATTAAAGTCTCTGTATGAGCTTTATATTGGATTTAAACGGAAAGTGTTTTATTTGTTCTCTAAGAGATCTCTTTTTCACTAGGAACTTCATTACAAAAGTAATTTAGGTACAGTTTTTTTTCAGAAAATTGTTCTGAATATTTTTGATTGAGCTCGATTATTATATTGGCACCACCAATGGCACACTCTGACCAACTCTTATACTCAACTGGATAGAGCATAGTATTATTACATAACCCAGTTATAGCTGAGCAGAGTGTATATGCCAAAATGAACTTCATTAATTACCAGTAGTATTCTCTTCTGGTTTTTTTAGCAACTCTATTTCTATTTTTTCTTTGTGTTTTTCAATCCAGTATTCCTCATATGGTCTGATATTAATTGTAGCTGTCTTATGCATAACTTCTAAATCAATATCATCTGCTGAATAAAACTTCTGATGAGGATGACCTTCACTATCGTGTTGATCAAATGTAATTACAACTACATCATTCTCCCCATCAAATGCCTTAATCAATTCTTTTACAAACCATTTACTAAAACGAGATTTATAAACCTTAGCCATCTTTCAATACCTCAATTCCTCTTGGTCTAGCTGGATGCACTTTGATGTAACCATCTCTCTCAAGCAGCCTTAACATTCTATGCACATTACTGTGAACACACTTCTTATGTTTAGCTATCTCTCTTAGAGTTGGTGGTACTCTATGTTTTTTTATATGATCAGTTATGAAATCAAAGATCTCAAGTTGTTTCTTAGTCAGCATTAGTGTCATTTGATATACCTCCTAATTTCTTTTTTTCATCAACGATATAATGCATAAGCATATCCCATTGACCTTTATCTAGATCCATTAACTTTTCGAATGCTGCTTTGTTTTCTTTTTCTAAAGCAATTAAGTCATGGACTTTTTCTGCATCAGTCATCTCTTTATTCTGAAGAGTTTGTTTTACAGAAGTTTTGATAGTGTTAACCCAGACTGTCATCTTTCTTTTTTGATCAGCCATAACTTTTTCGTTATGAGTATTTGAGTTACCATCATCATCTTCACTTGGTAATCCGTAGATTGCCTGGAGTGAATATCTTTTTGCATAAGTAATAGCAGATCCAAGGGCCTGGCTATCATCGTATTTATTATTCTTTGGAACCACCGGGTACCTTGAAGTTATAACTGTATCACTATCTTTATGCATTAGACTGGTCCTTACATACATTGTAGGAACTACAGCTCCCTCTAGTACATCCTTCTCAAAGTCTATGCATTGAGTAAATGCCAATCCATACTTAGCACCTTCATTCGCAGCAGCTATTACATCTTCTAGTGATGCGTAGTTAGATTTAAAGAATGGATTTTTACTAGATTTAATTGCTGCGTTAGCCTCACTCTGAAATTGTGAGAGAGCATCAACAACTGATTTAGTGTTGTGTTGGTTCTTCATCGTCATCTTCTCCTTCGTCTGTTTCGTTTCTTGTTGTGTCATTTTTTATGTCCTCCTTTATGACATTGATTGTTAATACTTTGTTTTGTAATTGCATGAACTCAAATGCTGTTTGGCCCATGACTTCAATGATCTCTTCCAGGAACTGCTGCTCAATATCGAAACCAGTTTTTTGTAAGATCTTCTCACGCAACATTTTAGCTGTGAGTTTACGAGCTGTGATATAAGCATTGAACCATTGGAAATCATCTTGCATCCTTTATACTAAACCTCCTCATGACAATAGGATCAGCACCAGGTACTTCTACCATCTTGGTTTTTTTTCTACTCATAGTCTTATGATTAATTATAAAACCATTAAAAGAAACTACCTCATGATCCTTCATGATAGATTTTATAGCCTTAGATGCCTCATCTTTATTTTCTTTAGCATCCTTATAAGTTTTATCTGCGTTGATATATTCCTCAATCAATACAGATAACATATTGTTACCATCCATATTTACTGGATTTATATTTCCATTACCTTTGTAGATCTTGGATGCCTCTTCAGTAGTCTCTGGTGGATACCAATAGTCTTTACCTTCTAAGATCCCATCAAATCTATTCCAGAAATCTGTAGCTGCATTAATGATGTCAGTACACATCTCAGTATTTCTTTGATAAACAAACCATTGCAACTCCCATCCTTTAACTAATCTAACTAGGATGCCCCAGGTAGATCCAGTACAAAGCATCTGCTGTTGTAATTGATAAATGTTTAATGGGTATACGGGATCATCGGCAGATCCAGAGTAATTCTTGATTTCAACTGGACCACTATCTGAAAGAACCATTGTTGATTTGTTGTGATCAGTCAATTCAATCTTACCACTTTTAATAGTTAAAAGATTATCTAAAGAACTGCCGAGTTTCCCATTGTCTAATGAGTACAAGTTGGCCTTCTCCGGAACAGAGATTTTAAATTTGGCCTTCTGATCGATTGCTATGGATTGTAACTCATCGACAAACATTTGAGTTATGACTGGTTCCAATGCTTGTCCAGCCTTAACCTTTGGATTGTTAGCTAAGTCATTCTTAGCCTCCTTCCCTTGATACTCATTTAGAGCATCTTCCAAAACCTCGTTAGGAGTTTTGAAACCTTTTATGCCAGGGATCAAAGATCCAACTGTACTGGCACCTAATTCTTTTCTTTTGTAAGAAGTTTTTCTACCACTATCTTTCATATTAAAATCCTCCTGGTACATAATAATAATAACAACTGTCGACCATGACACAGCCAACTACTACTGCTGCTATCAAAGCTGCAAGACAAAATAAAAATGCAATCATCTCTACAACACCTATTAAGATTTCTTTAATACTCATTTTGTAAACACATTGTTTATCTTCTGTGTTCACTTTAGTCATGAACTGTTGCTTGAATACATGAACAATACTAGACCACATATTAT